CTACGTTACCTGCACTTGTTGCTCCAGCAGTTGCACTCTCTGACAAATACTTGCGAGTGTTTTCTAGTGTAGCAGCCATTACGCTTTTCTTGTTGCCTTGCAGGCCTTCAAGAAGAGCGTTTTTGGTGTCTACCCAGCGTGATTCTAGTAGTTCTGACATCATTATCTCCTTAATTTAATCCAGCAAGACGGCGTAGGTCTAATACGTTAGATTCGTCTGCTTTTGTTGTCATTTTTGTTGTTTCGGGTCTGTTGCCTGTTACTTCGGTGCCTTCTGATAATATTGCCTTGCGCTTTGCTGGAGTGTTGCCGTCGATTACCGATGGTAGGTACTTATCAAAAGACTTTTGAAGTCTATCAGTTTGTACGCTTTCCAGTAAGTCTGTCATAATTTCACGCTGGTCTTTGCCTAAAGGCGCAACCAAGCTGTTCATTATTTTTTCTCTACGTGCTGATTCAACTAAACGCGATTTCTCTTTGTTAGCTGATTCTGCAAGTACTTTTGCTTTTGTAGCAAATGCTTTTGCTTCTACAAGTTGCTTGTCCTTTGCAGCAAGTACGCCCATTAGTTTACTAACTTCTGAATTTTCATTCAAGTGTGAAGTTGTATACTCGTTTGCAAATGCTTCAAATATCTTACGACCAAAGTCGTTGCTTCGTGCTGCATCAATATCTTCTTTTAGTGCAGCAATTTCACCTTTCAGTGATTTGCCAACCATTTCAGATACTGCGGTAGCGCTTCTTTCGATAAAGTTAGCTTTAACTTTAGCGAAGTGTGATTTAGCTTCGCGTACTAAGCGAACTTTAGTTTCAGCTAAATCTTTTTTATCTTCGTTAAATTCTGCAATTTCACCTGCTAGAGATTCAACAACAAACTCTTCTAGCTTGGCATATGATTCTGCCATTGCTTTCTTGTCTGCTCTTAATTCTTTAATTTCGGTTGCTAAATTTTCAGCAACAAAACCCTTTAGTAGATTTAGCATTTTCACGCATTGCAACAGCATAAGTGCTTTTGCTTCTGCTAGCTGTTTGCGGTCTTCTGCAAACTCTGCAATCTCTTCAGCAAGACGCTCAGAAAGTAACGAGTCAATAGCTTCAACCATCGTTGATTTATCGTGCTCATACTTTTGTGCAAACTCTTCACGTAACTCAGCAGTTGCCTGCATTTTGTTTTCTTGAATCTTTTGCGCCCAAGCTTCTTCAATTTGTTCTCTAATCTCAGATGAAACAACATCGTTTTCGAATAGTGTTTTTAGTGCATCTATCATTATGTTCTCCTGTTTCATTGGAGTTTGTTGATCATACTGATCAACGATTCCTTAAGATACTTTTGTGCCTTTGTGTCGTGTTGTGTTGCCTGTGCTAATTCCCATGCCTTCATTCCTCCACGTGCATTCATAAGTTGCTCATAAATGGGTGTTGGATATGCACCAGGGGCGCTAGGCTGAGCCACAACGTCCACAGTGATTATTTCAAAATCAGAAACGGTATTGCTACCGTCGTCTGATACATTACCGCTACCACGTGACGAGACACCTAGTTTAACGCCTGCTTCAAGCATCGTTTTAACTAGGTTCCCCATCGGTGTTGGTAAAATTTTCAACTTTCCGTAACCGTTATCGCCATCCATCCAACATTCAGTTATCATATGGCTTACACGGTCAATGTTAATATTAAGTCCTTCTGGATGATCAACTTCGCCGAGGACACTATATCCGTTCTTAACTTGATCATTGAGAGTTTTGACAGCCCTGCCTATTTCATTTACAGGATACACTCGCTGATTTGCGTTGCGAACGCCGCCTTGGATCATAATACCTTTTAAGTAAAGGTCTTTCCCCTCGTTAGCACTCTCAAGCACTATATTAGCTTGATTGAATGTCAAATGCTCTCGTAAGTTTTTCATCTAGTTTTCCTTACTATTACTTACTTTGCTCTTTTCGGAGCGCCGTTTAACATACTGCTGGCTGATTTGTCAGCAGTCTCTGGCTTGCCCTTTTTCTCAGCGCCGTGGCCAGGTTGGCTTGACATTTTTGTCGCGCCCTTTGCACCAACAACGTTTACGTTCTTGGTATTCATTGCTTGTGGTTTGTTACTTGCTAAACCACCAGCTGTTCCTTTAGTATCTGCTGTTGCGCCTTTTGCGATGTTAGCAGATGTGCCGCCCATGTTGTTTGGCTTAGCTAGAGTTGACGTTGTGTTTGCACCGTTGTCACCCATTGTAGCTGATACTTTTTCAACATACTCGCGCATTTGCTCGCCTGCTGATTTAGCTGCTTTTGTTTCCATTGGCGTAATTGTTGCTTGGAATGATTCATCTTCTGCTGACTCTTCAGTGTCCATGCCTAGGTCGCCCATCATATCGTCAGTTTCGTCGCCGCCCATATCCATGTCGTCGCCTTCTTCGTCGTCGCCTTCTTCGTCATCGCCTGCCATCATTTTTTCAAATTCTGCTTTAAGATCGTCAAGTGCGTCTTCTAGGTCTTCAACACGATCTTCAACATCGCCTTCTTCACCTTCGTCTTCTTCACCTTCTTCGTCGCCCATGTCCATGTCATCAGCTTCTTCGTCGCCTGCATCGTCAGCTTCTTCGTCGTCTGCTTCTACTTCAAATGTGTCTAGGCTAAAGTTTTCGTCTAAGTCTTCGTCTGACTCATCAACTTCTTCGTCGCTTGCTTCTTCAACTTCTTCGTCATCTTCTTCTTCGTCAGTTGCTTCTTCAACTTCTTCGTCGTCTTCTAGAAGTGACTCATAGATATCGCGCGATTTCTCAACTACGATTTCGTGGAATAATTCTTGTGCTGCTTCCTTGTCTTCGTTGACAAGTAGCTCTAGCATTTTCTCAAACTTATTTAGATCTGCCATTTTTATCTCCTATAAATGTTTCGATCGCACAGGCAATAGTACCT